CACCGGCCTCGCCGTCTATTTTGCGGGCGCAGGCATCGGCGCAACGTGGAACACGACGGGTGCCTACACGGCCCTGCAGACCGGCATCGTGCTCGGCGTCGTGCCGCAGGCGCCGGACCGCGTCATCGCCCTCAGCGCCTACGACGTCTCCGATGACCCGAAGCTCTCCGACTCAGTCATCGGCGTGCAGGTCAGGACGCGCTGGAGCGGCTCAGACCCGCGCGGCGTCGACGACCTCGACGATGCGATCTTCGACCTTCTGCACGACAAGGAGGGCCTCACCCTCTCGACTCACGTGTTCGTCGTGCAGTGCCTACGCAAGTCCGGGACCCCGCTTGGTCAGGACGCAAACCAGCGCTGGTCCCGCTCCGCCAACTACTACGTCACGGTCCATCGACCGTCAGCCAACCGCACCTGAGAAGGGAGCATCATGCCCGCCACCACGAAAGTCCCGCTCGGAGCCTCGACGCTCATCAGCAAGTGGTACCTGGACGTCAACACCGGCACGCATCTCTCTCCGGTGTGGACGGGCGTCTTCGGCATCACGGATTTCAAGCAGGCAATCGACTCCGTGAAGAAGGACGACACGGACCTCGACAGCAACGGATGGTCGAGCCAGACCGTCACGAAGCTGGCCTGGTCGCTGGAACTGAAGGTCTCACGCAAGGTCCAGGCGGATGACTCCGGGCATTACGACGAGGGCCAGGAGGCTCTGCGCGACGTGGCCGACGAACTGGGCCAGGCGAACCGTGTCGAGGTGCGCTGGTACGAGATGCCCGAGGACGGTCCTCGCGTTGAGGCGTATAGCGGTTACGCAGCCGTCGAGTGGAAGCCGGACGGCGGCACGAACGAGGACCTCGACACCGTCTCCGTGACGCTCACCGGCCAGGGCGCCCGCACCTCCATCACGCATCCCGACGACGACGGCTCCTGACAGGGCCGGCCGTGGCCTTCCGTGACCTCGCGGAGTTCCTCTCCGTCGAGCCGCTCGTGCTGCCCGTGGGCGGCAAGGACTACGCCTTCCCAGCCGACCTCTCGGCTAAGACCGTGCTGCGGATGCAGCGGCTCTATGACCAGCAGCGGCGCCTACGCCTGGGTGAGGGGCTGGATGAGGGCGAGGAGCCCGTCTCTGAGGCCGAGCAGGCAGAGATTGACGCCGAGATGTGGGGTTCTTCTCAAGACGAGATGATCGCCGACGGTGTCACTGCGGCGCAGATCGCCGTCGTCGGGCAGACCGTCTACCTCTACCACATCCACGGCAGGGAGGCAGCCGAGCGCTTCTGGAATGCCCAGGGAAAACCGCCAGCCCCGAACCGGAAGGCACGCCGCGCCAAAGCGCAGACGTCCACCCGGTCTCGGGGCTCCCGCGGTGGATCGAACTCCCGAAGAAGCCCCAAGCCGAAGACGGCATCGGCTGGCGAGACGTCCTCGAACACTGGCGATTGATCGAGACCGACATGCAGGAGCGCTATCACATCGACCTCGCCGAGCCCGGCCTTCTGGAGGCCCGCAGTGCGCGCTGGCTGCGGGTGCGCATCGTCGGACTCCTAGATGAGCGGGTCGATTCGCGCCTCGCGCGCGCTCTCGGGAAGGTGGTGAGCTGAGGTGGCGATGAAGGTCGGCGAACTCGTCGCATATCTCACCCTCGACGACTCGCAGTTCAACGCGAAGCTCGACAAGAGCCACCAGAAGCTGGGCGAGGTCGGCAAGACCATGAGTTCCGTGGGCGGCAAGATGTCCGTCGGCCTCACCCTGCCGCTCGTCGGCATCGGCGCCGTCGCGATGAAGACGGCCGCCGACTTCGAGACCAGCATGAACATGGTGCAGGCGGCGACCCAGGCCCCGGCCAGCGAGATGAAGGGCCTCTCGGACCTCGCCCTGAAGATGGGCGCCGATACGGTCTTCAGCTCCGGTGAGGCCGCCGACGCCATGCTGGAGCTCGCGAAGACCGGTTTCAGCCCCGCGCAGATAGAGGCCGGGGCGCTCAAGGCGACCATGGACCTCGCCGCGGCGGGCGGCCTCGAACTCGCCGACTCGGCGACCGCCGTGGGCAACGCCATGAACACCTTCAGCCTCAAGGCACAGGACGCGGCGCAGATCGCTGCGGCATTTGCGGGCGGCGCGAACGCCTCCTCGGCCGACGTCTCAGACCTCACTCAGGCTCTGCAGCAGGTGGGTCCGGGAGCCAAGAACGCCGGCCTCTCCCTGCAGCAGACCGTGGGCGTGCTCGCCGAGTTCGCCGACAAGGGCATCCGCGGCAGCGACGCCGGTACCTCCCTGAAAACCATGCTCATGAACCTCGTGCCCTCGACCGCCAAGGCCGAGACGACGATGAAGAGTCTCGGCATCACCTTCACGAACGCCGACGGCAGCTTCAAGAGCATCAGCGAGATCGCGCAAATCCTGCAGGACAAGATGGGCGGACTCTCGCAGGAACAGCGCACGCTCGCCATGAACATCATCTTCGGCTCCGACGCGACCCGGGCCGCCACCGTCCTCATGGAGGGCGGCTCGCAGGCCGTCGACAAGTACACCAAGGCCACCAGCGACCAGGCTGCCGCAACCGACATGGCAAAGGCCCGGATGAAGGGTCTGGGCGGCGCCCTGGAAAACGCCAAGGGTTCGGTCGAATCGCTGGGCATCACCATGGGCGAGGTCGCGGCGCCAGCCATCGAGAAGGTCGCGGGCGGCGTGCAGTGGCTCGCCAACGCACTGGCCGGTCTGCCCGGATGGGCGCAGAAGGCGGCTGTCGGCTTCGGCGTCATCCTCGCTGCCGCCGGTCCCCTGCTCGTCATCGTCGGCAAGCTGCTCACGAGTCTGCAGGCCGTCCGCAATTTCCAGTGGAAGCGCTCGCTTCCGACCGGCGCTGGCGGCGCTGTGCCCTCCAGCGTCGGTCAAACGCAGGCCGGCGCTGGCGAAGCCCCGGCCGCCGGCAACGTCGTCCGCCTCGGCACCGCCTCGGGCGTGGCCGCCAGCGAAGTGGCGATGCTGGGCCGTGCGGCCGCTGGGGCGGTCGGGATCGGTGGCACGGCGGGCAAGGTCGCCGGCCTCGGCTCCGCATCCTCGAACGCGACGCGCAGCTTCACCAGGTTGAAGCCGGAGCTCGACGGCGTCATCCAGCCGGTCGGCACGCTGAAGGTGAATGCGCAGCAGGCTGGCACCAAGCTCGGCAACCTCGGCGCCAAGGTGCAGAACAGCGTCATCCCGTCGGTGGGCGGCTTCGGCACCGTGGCGGGCACCGCACGGGGCAAGCTGGGCAAGTTCGACGCGGCGATGGGCAATAGCACCGTCGGCGCGATCGGGCAGTCCCTGGCCCTCTCGGCCGCCCTCTCTTTCACCATCCCCAAGGTCATCGAAGCGGGCGGCGCCTTCATGCAGTGGATGGACGCGCTCAAGACGCTGGACTACAACCGCAACAGCCGCGTCGAAGCCGCCAAGGACTACCGCGCAAACATCGTCGACCAGTACGGCAGCGTGAGCGCCTACTTCGACCACCTCGCGCAGAAGTTCGGCAAGGACTCGCCGCAATACAAGAACGCAGTCGAGGCTCTCGGCCAGAACAAGAGCGGCAACCTCTCCGGGCGTTACGCCGGGGCCATCCCGCAGGCCGCTGGAGGCGACTACCTCGTGTCGCGCCCGACGCTGTTCCTCGCCGGTGAGGCGGGACCCGAGCGCGCGACCTTCACGCCGCAGGGCAAGAGTGGTGGCGCCCGCGAGCTGCACCTGCACGTGCACGTCGAGGGTGGGACCTTCATCGGCACCGATTTGCGCCGCGCGGGCGACGAACTGGCCGAGGCCACCTACCCGCGTATTCGCCAGAAGATCGCCGAGCAGGCCGCCTCCGGCTTCTGATGTTCTGGACCGGCGACAACCGCGCCCTCCTCTGCTGGGACTCGGGCCAGGGCCCGACCTGGGCGTACGACCCCGACGGCAAGCTCATCAAGGCCAAGCTCATCGGCGAGACCGAGGTCTGGCGCGCGACCCGCGACTCCTCCGTGCAGGCCGAGCGCCTCGGCACGACCAATGCCGAGGGCTTCCTCGACCTCACGGCGCAGAACGGGGCCTGCTACTGGTACTGGTTCATGGAGCGCCTCGAGGCGGGCGGCCTGCGCCAGGTCGGCCCCACGCTCGGCGTTGAGATGCCCACGCGCCCCGCCGACCCGCGCGCCGACGTGACGCCGCCGAGCCCGCCCAGCGACCTCACGGCGCGCATGGGAGCGCAGGGCGTGACGCTCCGTTGGCTGCCCGCCTCCGACGATGAGTCCGGCGTCCTCGCCTACTTCATCTACACCGACAACGGCGCCCAGCCCGAGCACATCGTCTGGCTCGACTCGGTGGACTCGGACTCAGACGCCGTCTATGACCTCTTCCTCGACCGCACCGGGACGATGAAGACCGGCTACGTGATGCGCGCCATCGACGCCGCCCTCAACCTATCTGAGCCCTGCGGCAAGGCCGACGTGGTGCCCACCAAGGGCACCGACACCTGCAAGCCGCAGGAGGGCGACCACACGCAGCCCTGGTACCTCTTTGAGCCCTACGAGCCGGTGACGCCGGAGGGTGGCGGCTTCTACGTCTTCGACCTCGGTAACCATACCAACGTCATCCGTACCTTGAGCGAAGATGGCGAGACGGCGCTCTTTTTCGGTACTCCAGACGCAGGCTGGGCGCACGTCGACGGCAGTGGCAGCAGCGTGCGACTCAACGGCGCCATCGGCGGCTGCGTCGACAACGACGGCGCGCTCTGGTTCACCGACTACTCTCACGCCGTGCACAAGCTCAAAGACGGCGTCCTTGAGCACATCGCCGGTCCGGCTGCCCCCACCTCGAACCTCCCGGGCTTCGTCGATGGCACCGGGACCGCGGCACGCTTCAACTACCCACGTGGTATCTGCCTTGCCGGTGACGGCAACTTCTATGTCGCCGAGGAGGACAACGAGGCCATCCGCAAGGTCACGCCGGAGGGCGTGGTCACGACGCTGGCCGGAAGTTCGCGGACCTCCGCCATCGTAACGAGCGTGGCTGGCAGCCCTGGAACCATCACGACAAGCCAGGACCACCACTACATCACCGGGGACCACGTCTACATCTCCAACCACCTCGGTGCCACGCCGGACCTGAACTACCCGACCAACGGCCACACGGGGTACTTGGTCGTGGTCACGGGACCGACCACGTTCACGCTCCAGACATACCCCGGCGGGCTCGACGTCGCGGTCACTGTCGGCGGCACGGGCGGAAGCGTGGAGCGCGCCTACGCGGCGCAGCGCGACGGCGTCGGTCCGGCGGCGCGCTTCAACGGCCCCTACGGCATCGTCTGGTCGGAGGACGACAGCTGCCTCTACGTCGGCGAGACTGCGCGCTTCGCGGGCACGAACCCAGCCGTGCGGAAGGTCCTGCTCGATGGCACTGTGACGACGGTATGGCAGGGCACCGAGATGGTCTACCCCGAGTTCATCGCGCTCGGTCCAGACGGCCTTCTCTATCTCACCGACTTCTTCGGCTATGCCGTCTTCTCCCTGGACGCCGCTGCCCCGCTTCCTGCGCCGGTGCTCGTCGCCGGACAGCGGGAAGCGTGGGGCTACGCCGATGGCGCGGCCCTCGGCGAGGCCAGGTTCGGCTACCTTGCCGGCATCCATGTCGATGGCGACGGCGCCATCTGGGTGGTCGACGAGGGCAACTACTGCATCCGCAAGGTCGCAGGCGGCGTGGTTACGACCGTCGCCGGGCAGCACGGCGTCTCCGGCTACGCGGAGGGGGTCGGATCGGCGGCCAAGTTCGCTGACCCCTGGGCATTGGTGCCGCTGTGAGTCCCACCTACGGCACCATCCCGCACCGCCTCATCCCCGGCATCAGCGTCTCGGTCGGCGCGCAGCATGAGGGCCTCACGTGGACCAACACCAACGCGGGCGGCTTCGACCGCGCCTCGTGGACGCAGCGCGTGCCGCCCGACTTCTCAGAGGGCGACCCTGTGACCATCGCGACCTCCGACGGCGTCTTTCAGGGTAAGGTCACGAGCATCGGCACGGGCGTCGGTGAGCAGCTGCGCTGGGACGTCCAGTGCCGCGGCCATGTCGAGGACCGCAAGAAGAACGAGACGCGCGAGGGCGTCTTCGCCGACCGCGACCTCTCGCAGTGGCAGGCCATCAGCTCGGGCCAGTGGTCGCTCTGCCCGGACCTTGAGATTCAGGCGCAGCAGGTGGGCAACTACCTCGCCGTCTACTGGCCGGCGCTCGAGGACGGCAAGCTTATCGTCGACCGCTCCGACCCCAAGACCTTCTACGACCACGTCGGCAACGCCCTGCCGCGTCACCACATCTCCGACTTCCCGCGCATGAAGCCCGTTTGGGCGGCCTGGGTCTACCAGCTCGGCGGCGGCAAGACCTCGCAGCAGGTGAGCTCGTTCAGCTTCCTCCCCTTCTGGACCCTCGAGACGCCGCTCCTGGACGCCATGACGACGCCGGACTACACCAACCCCATCGGGCCTGCGGACGCCAAGTACGGACACCGGCACGCGAAGTACCCGAAGATCCCCTACTGGACCACGTTCTACGGCATGAACCACGCGCCCACCACGGCGCTCTTCGGCATCTATGCCTGCGACGACGTCTCCGAGCTGCCCACCGGCGACCCCTTCGCGATGCGCTACGACCCGCACCTTGTGTGGAAGCCCGCCGACCGCACGAGCCTCACCTACTCGCCCGACAGCTGGCGCACGATCCACACGGCGCACAACTGCATCGTCGCCTACGCCTCGTACGTGCCGGTCATGATGCCGATGAACCGCGGGCACCGCTACTCAAAGGCGGCCGACCACCTCGTGCGTACCGACTGGGTCGCCGAGACGCGCCTTTACGCCGAGCCCGGGCTCTCCCTCTACCTCGCCAACGTGGCCGTATGCGCGCAGGGCTATGAGCCTTTGGGGCCGGGCTACGACGATCTTGGCCGCGTCTTTCGCATCGCCTTCCCCGGCTGCGACGTCGCCATGATGCCGCTGCCTGCCCGTGACGACAATGGCGCGCCCCAGTCCATCGCCGTGCGCGAGCGCACGAGTGACCCGGACATGGTCGCGCAGTTGCTCGCCCTCTGGAAGGACGAACTCTGCTGGGGCTTCTGGGAGGACGACCAGCTCGTGATCGCTTCGCCCACCGAGACCTTCAGCGTGAGCGACGTTCCCGGCGTCGACACGACCGGCGCCGCGAAGACGAGTGAGGGCGCCGTCGACCTCGTGCTCGTGGCCTACTCGGCCTTCTACACGGACGCGACCGCGGGAGGCGTGCTCACGATGCCCAAGGTCAAGTACATCGTCGTGGACAAGGACGGCGTCTATGAGGAGGTCGCCGCGGGCTGGACGCCCGAGGACGGGCTCGCGGTCGCCTACGAGGACGCCACCGACCGCGCTGGCACTCCGGCCGCGGCGGCGCGCATCGGGCAGCGCATCGCCGTCCAGCGCCGCCCCGAGCAGTGGTCCGGGTCTGTCGTCCTGCGCGCCATCGAGGGCGCCGCCGAGGTGCGGCCCGGCACGCTCCTCTCCGCGCCCGGCATCGAGGGCGCCCTCATCACGCAGACCTCGTGCTCGGTCGACTCCGACACCGTGACCCTGACGCTCGGCCCCTCCGGCTACGTCGGCCGCTTCGCTCCGGCCGTGCCCGGCAAGCCCCTCACCGCGTCGCCCATGCCCGGCCCACGAAAAGGTAGGTGACTCCCATGGGAGTGAGCGCTGCATCCCTCAAGCTCCACCTCTCCGGCGGCGCTGCGAACGCCGACCCTGCCGCCTCGCTCGGCGGCGCCATGTCGTCCGAGGTCATGTCGGCGAGCGCCCTCAATAACCTCTTTGACGACGTCACGGGTACGGAGGCGACGGCCGGCCAGGACGAGTATCGCTGCGTCTACTGGGTGAACGAGGACGCCGACGCCGGGGGCATCGACGACGTCGTGGTCTGGGTGTCCGCGCAGCCGAACGTGAGCGGCGTCGCCACCGGGGAGACCCTCAGCCTGGGCGTCGACCTCGCCGGGAAGAACGGCGTCGCGGACACGATCGCGGATGGCACCACGGCCCCGAGCCCGGCCGTGACCTTCTCGGCGGGGACCACGAAGGAGACCGGCACGGCGCTCCCCGACGGTCCCTACCTCCAGAACGACGCCATCGCCATCTGGGTGAAGCGCCACACACCGGCCGGGCAGGCGACTAGCGCGGGCACGGACTCGGTCCTGGTGAGCGAGGGCGAGTCGTAAGGTCATGGGCCTCTCTGCCAACCTCATCCCCGTCATGACGTCGAACTCCGCCCCCTCGGGGACGGCTTCGGCGTCTTCCGCCTTCTCCTCGACCTACGCGGCGTGGAAGGCGATGAACCACGCCAACGCCGGGGAGTCCGACGCCTGGGTATGCCCCGAGCTAACCGTCAGTGGCTGGCTCCAGTACCAGTTCGGCTCCGGGAAGACGGTCGTCGGCTATGCCATCACGACGCGCTACGGGGCCGGTAGTGGGGCAAACGCACCTAAGAGCTGGGCCCTCAAGGGCTCGAACGACGGCTCCACGTGGGACACGCTGGACACGCGCACGGACGTGCGGGTGTGGGCGGCGCAGACCGGTAAGCGGCAGGTCTATCTCATCAGCAACGCGACCTCGTACACGTACTACCGGCTCGACATCAGCGCCTCGAACGACGTCGCCTGGTTGGCCGTGGGCGAGTGGGAGCTCTTTGAGGCCGCCGCGGAAAGCGGCATCAGCGGCGGCACCATCACGACCGACGGCGCCTACACGGTCCACACGCTCACCGGAGACGACGTGTTCTCCACAGACCGCGAGCTGACGTGTAGGGTGCTGCGCGTCGCGGGCGGGGCGGCCGGCGGCACCTGGTGCGGCGGCGGCGGCGCGGGCGGCGGCGTTGACGATGCTGCTAGTGAGACCGTATCGGCGGGGAGCCATCAGGCGATTGTCGGAGCCGGTGCCCCGCCTCCCACGACCAATGGAGACGGCGCGGACGGGCAGGACACGACGTTCAACGGCGGCACGGCGGTCAAGGGCGGCGGCGGCGGCTCCTACGTCTCTGGCGGGGCTAGCGGCAACGGTCGCCCCGGTGGCTCAGGCGGTGGCGTGGGCTGGCATCCCGACGGCACGCCGGGCAGCGGCACGAGCGGGCAGGGCCACGACGGCGGCCACGCGGCCTCCGACAACTCCTCCGGCGGCGGCGGCGGCGCGGGGTCTGCGGGCGGGGATGCTAACTCCGGGACGGGTACTGGCGGCGCGGGCGGCGAAGGCGTCTCTTCGGACATCACCGGCAGCACGGTCTGGTACGGCGGCGGCGGCGGCGGATTCGGGCAGACGAACAAGGGTCCCGCGCCGACGCACGGCGGCGGCGGCATCGGCAGCAACTCGACGTCGGCCAACGGCGGCGACGGCGTGGACGGCACCGGCGGAGGCGGCGGCGGCGGATGGTACGACGGCAACAGCAGCTACGGCGGCAAGGGCGGCAACGGCATCCTCGTCATCCGCTACCTGACGCCGGGCGGCGGCGGCATCTCCATCCCACTCCTCAACCACCTACTCCTGGGGGACTGACATCATGAGATTCCTACGCCAAAGCACCCAGGCTGACGTGGTCATCGGGCCGGTCTGGGCAACCGCGGACGGAGCGCTCAAGGCCGACCTCGCCTACAACGCCAGCGGCATCAACTGCGACGTGTACAAGGGCGGCACGAAGGCCGATGTCACGCTGGCGGACTCGGCGGGCGACGGTTACTTCCGCGCGGGCTCGGGCGAGGCGCAGTACATCCTCACGCTCTCGACCGGCCTCAGTGACACCATCGGGCGCCTGCGCGTGACGCTCTCGGCCACGGGCTACTACATGAAGCCCGAGGACTTCATGGTGCTCGACGAGGCGGTGTATGACTGGCTCTTCGGGACCACCGCGCCCAACACGGCGACGCCTCTGGACGCCGCCGGAGTGCGGGCAGCCGTCGGACTTGCCTCCGCGAACCTCGACACGCAGCTGGCCGCGCTGCCTGAGAAGTCGTTCACCAATCTCTTCACGAATCCGCGCCTCGCCATCGACAGCGACGAGGACGGGCTCGCCGACAGCCTCACCTTGACCACCACCCTCGGCGTCACTCCGAGCCTCGAGGACGGCGGCCAGCGCCTCGTCTACGAGGCTTCGGGCGCAGACAACGCCGACGTGCAGCTCTTGCTCGCCGGCGGCATTGACAGCATCGCCAGCTGGGGACTTGCGGAGGGCGACCCCTTCTGCTTTGCGACCCGCTACCACAACCTCTCCGAGGGCATCGCCCCGAGCCTTTACGTTTTCTTCTGGGATGTCGGCTGGGGCGACCCGGGTGGCAACCCGAACCCTTGCGCGATGGCCGCCGGAGAGGGCCGGGCCGTGGTGCGCGGCACCGTTCCCGCAGGCGCCGTGAACGTGGGATTCTACCTCCTCAAGACCGACAACCTAACGGCCGGTGACCGCCTCGACGTCACCCTCTGGGAGCCGGTCCTGGCGAAGAAGAACGAAGTGGTGCCGTACTTCGACGGAAGCCGGGACGGCTGCCGCTGGCTCGGCACCACGGACGCCTCCACCAGCATCTGCAACCTCGCGCAGATGGCGGCCTCCGGGGCCGCTGCCGCACTTCCTCGAAGCGCCTATGAGGCTCCTGACAACGCCCTCCTTGAGGACGTCCTCGGTCGCCTGCAGGGACTGACCATGGCCGCCCCCGCGAGCGCTCTACGTGGGCGACTCGCTCAC